GCTGCACAAGTACGAGACCTGCGCAGCGCGCTGAACGCGATCAACCCCGACGAATACGCGGTTTGGATAGCCATGGGCCACGCGCTAAAGACGCTGGGCGACACGGGCCGTGAACTGTGGCTTACATGGTCGCAACAATCAGACAAGTGGCAGCCCAAGGACGGAAAAAGGTGGAGCACCTTTAAGCCGATGCATACGGGTTACGAGGCGGTTTTCGCCGAGGCGCAGCGCCGGGGCTGGGTAAATCCTGCAGCGAAGGCGCCGTCAGCGGAGGCAAAGGCGCCCGTGCCCGCAGCCACGACGATCGGCGCCGGCACGCTCATACAGTCCGAATTTCCACCGCTCAAGTGGTGCGTGGAAGGGCTGTTGCCCGAGGGGACTTATCTGCTGTCGGCAAAACCAAAAGTCGGAAAGTCCTGGCTGGCCCTGCAGATTGCCCTGGCCATCGCCAAGGGGGCGTCCGTGATGGGCAAGGTCGCGCCGCATGGCGATGTGCTGGTGCTGGCACTTGAAGACAACCACCGCCGGCTGAAAAGTCGGCTGCTGAACATGGGCGCCGGCATCTTCACTGATGCGGCCGCGCTCGACAAGTGCCTGGAACTGGCAACCGAGTGGCCACGCGTTGACGATGGCGGCGCAGACCGTATCGAGGAATGGCTGAAGGCACACCCCGACGCCAAGCTGGTAGTGGTGGACACGCTCGCGAAGTTCCGCCCAACTACGGCGGGCAGGGCCAACGCCTACGAACAGGATTACCGCGCGATGGAACCGCTCAAGCGCCTGAGCGACCAATACCGCGTCACGATCCTGGTGGTGACCCACAACCGCAAGATGGACAGCGACGACCCGCTGGACCTGATCAGTGGCACGCTGGGCCTGTCCGGGGGCAGCGACGGCGCGCTGGTGATCGACCGGCAGCGCGGGTCAAACGATGCCACCCTGCACGTCATTGGCCGGGACATTGAAGACGAAACCGCGCTGGCCATCCGCTTCGACCGGACAACCTGCAACTGGCGCCTGCTGGGCAATCAAGAGGAAATCACGGCAAGTCGCGCGCGCGATGGTTTGCTGTCCGTGTTCAAGGAACAGGGGCGGCCGATGATGCCCAAAGAGGTGGCCGAGCTGGCGGGGCGCAACCCTGGCAGCGTACGTCGCCTGCTGCGTGCGATGGCGGAGGCCGGCAACCTGGAATGCCACGAAGGCGCTTACCGGCTGCCTGGTACACCCATACCCGAACAGGGCGAACACCCCGAACACCCCGAACACCCCGAACAGGGCGAACAGTGAAAGAGAGTGTTCCGGGTGTTCGCCGCGTTCTGCCTGTTCGCCCTGTTCGCCCTGTTCGCCCTTACGCGCAGCGACTGGAAAAGTGGCGCAAAGCCAACGCTATGACATTAGTAGCATGCACCATGTACCACCATGAAGGCGCACCGTAAAAAGCCCTGTTGCTATCGTTTCTGAACTGCGCTACATCTCAGTTCATCTTCATTCTTTGCAAAGAAAGACCCCGATGAAACTGAACGACCTGCGCGAAGCCCGCGCCCTGAAAGTGACCGAGATGCGCGCCGTGCTGGCCAAGGCTGAGGGCGAGAAGCGCCAGCTGTCCGCCGACGAAACCGCCGCCTTCGACAAGCTGAAGGGCGAGATTCAGGGCTTGGAGGCGCAAGAGCAACGCGCGCAGTTCCTGGAAGATGCCGAGCGCCGCAGCCTGGGCCAGCCCGCCGACAAGCAACGCGCCGCCATGGAAGGCGCTGTCAACGTCACCGACGCCATCCGCGCGCAGATAGAGCAACGCGCCGTCACCGGCGCCCTGGCTGAGTTTCAGCAAGAGGCCAAGCGCAACGGCATCGAAGCCCAGCACGGTGGCGTGCTGATCCCGGCCAGCGTGTTCGAGCAACGCGCCACGATGACCACCACCGCGAATGCCGCCATCGCCCCGGACGACAACCGCCCCGACCAGTTCATCGGTCTGCTGCGCAATTCGACCATCGTGCGCAGCCTGGGCGCCCGCGTGCTGTCCGGCCTGCGTGGCGATGTGGTGATCCCCAAGGCCACCAGTGCCAGCACCGCGTACTGGCTGAACGAGGGCGACCCGCTGACCGAAAGCAACCCGGCCTACACCAGCATCCGCATGGAACCCAAGCACGTAGGTGCGCTGACGGCGTTCAGCCGCCAGTTGGCACTGCAAAGCAATCCGGCCATCGAACAACTGCTGCGCGATGACATCGCCGCCGTGATCGGCCTGGCCGTGGACAAGGCGCTGATTCACGGCACCGCCGCCGCCAAGCAGCCCGTGGGCATCCTGAACGTGTCCGGCGTGCAGACCGCTTCGCTGGCGACGCTCGACTGGCCCGCCGTGCTGGCCGTGTTCGAGAAGCTGGCGCTGGTCAACATCACGCCCAATGCGATGCTGACGCATGCCAAGGTGGCCACCAAGCTGGGCGCCACGCTCAAGAGCACCACCGCAGGCGCCGAATACATCCTGCAAGGCGGCACCGTCAACGGGCTGGCCGCGCACGTCACCAACCAGTTGGACGCCAAGGCCGGCAGCCCCGCCAAGGGCCGCATGATCGTCGGCGACTTCAGCGAAATGGTGATCGGCGAATGGGGCGCCACCGAAGTGCTGGCCAACCCCTACGCCGCCGGCTATTACGAAAAAGGCGATGTGCAGTTGCGCATCCTGCACACCATGGATGCCGTGGTGCGCCGCCCCGAAGCGTTCGTGGTGGTGGAAGACCTGGCCATCGCCTAAGGGGCTGCGAATGTTGGAAGTTCGCTCCACTGGCGAGATGCGCAGCAACGGCAAGACGCTGACCGGCTACGCCGCGATCTTCAACAGCGAGGCCGTTCTGGGCGACTTCGTTGAGGTGATCCGCAATGGCGCCTTTCGCAATTCCCTGCAAAGCGGCACCAACATTCGCGCCCTGTACCACCACCAAGGGGACGCGCTGCTGGGCACCACGCGCGGCAGCACGCTGCAACTGCGCGAGGACGCCAAGGGGCTGGCCTTCGAGTTGGCCCTGCCCGACACCACGCACGGGCGCGATCTGGCCATCCTGGTGGATCGCGGCGACGTGGCCGGCTGCTCGTTCGGCTTTCGTGTGCGCGAGGGCGGCGACCGCTGGGAGCAACGCGGCGCGCAACTGGTGCGCGAGCTGCTCGACGTTGACCTGGTGGAAATCACCCTGACGGCAGACCCGGCCTATGCCGACACCACCGTGGCCCTGCGTTCGCGCCAGGCCATCCGCAACAACGACACCCGCGCCCGCTGGCTGGAAACCTGTGTATGGGACTGATCGAACGAGCTGCCCGCGCGCTGGGCTTTGAGCGCCGCGACGCTAACCCGAACGACGTGTGGGCGAGCTTTGCCGCCCTGCGCACGGCCAACATCACGCCCGAATCGGCGCAGTCGGTGGCCGCCGTCTATGGCGCTGTGGCCGTCATTGCCGAGGCCATCGGCACCCTGCCGCTGCGCCTGTACAAGCGCGGCGATGACAGTCGCACGCCCGCCGATGACCACGCCTTGCACAAGTGCCTGCACCGCGAGCCGAACGAGCACCAGAGTTCGCAGGAGTTCATCGAATGGATGACCGCTGCCATGCTGCTGTACGGCAACAGCTATGCGCGCGTGATCCGTGGCAACGATGGCCAGGTGCGCGCGCTGATCCCGCTGGCGCCCGAGCGCGTCAACGTGCTGCGCAAGGGCGATGCCATCGGCGGTTTCGACTACACCGACCGCGACGGCAAGCGCGAGCGCCTGCTGCCCGATGAAGTGTTTCACCTTCGCCACCGCGCTGGCCCCGACCCGCTGATTGGCCAATCGCCCATTCAGGCGGCGCGCAGCGTGATCGAACTGGCGCTGGCCGAATCGCAGCACGGCGTGGCCAACTTCACCAATGGCACCAAGCTGAGCGGCATCATCAAGATGCCCGGCAAGCTGCGTTCAGAACAGCGCGACAGTCTCAGGCAATCCTGGCAGACGCAGTATGCGGGCGCATCCAACGCAGGACGCACGCCCGTGCTGGAGGAAGGCGCCGACTTCGTGCCCTTGAGCATGAGCCTTGAGGATGCCGAGTACATCGCCGCCCGCCAGTTCAGCGTGCAGGAAGTGGCCCGCATCTTCAAGGTGCCGCCGCCCTTGCTGGCAGACCTGGGCGAAGCCAACTACAGCAACGCCGTGCAGGTAAACCGCTGGTTCGTCACGCACTGCCTGGGCCGCCACATGGCCGCCTGGGAAGGCGCCATCAGCCGCCAGCTGCTGACCGATGCAGGCCGCCGGCTGTATTACCCCGAGTTCAGCGCCGAGGGGCTGCTGCGGGGTGACAGCGAAGTGCGCGCCGCGTTCTACGCATCCGGCATTGGGGCCGGCTGGCTGCTGCCTGCCGAGGCCCGCAAGCTGGAAAACCTGCCGGCCATCAAGGCGCCGCACTACCAGCCCAACCCGCCACCCAAGGGCGCGGCATGAGCAAGCGCAGCGGACGCGATGCAGACCCGCGCCGCACGCTGCCCTTGAATAGCGCAGCCTGGCAGCGACTGCGCGCGTCCGTGCTGGCCGATGAACCGCTGTGCAGGCATTGCAAGGCCCGTGGGTTGATCGTGCGGGCGACGGACGTTGACCACATGAATGGCGCCGATGACAACCGGCGCGAGTCACTGCAACCCCTGTGCCACGAATGCCATTCGCGCAAGACCGCCGCCGATGAAGGCAAGCGCGTGCCGATGGGCTGCGACGCGCACGGCATGCCGCTTGACCCGAATCATCCGTGGAACAGCGAGCCGCTGCCCGCGCTGCTGCGAAAAATCACCAGCAACCGCCAGGACCAGACCGCCCCCTGTCCATCGAATCATCGCTACCTGCTTAAAAAATAGGCAATGAAGCCCACGCCCCGCCGCCACCGATCGGACAGCGCCAAGGCCGCTGTTCAGGCGCACCAGAACGCCGCACAAGGCCCGCTGGAGCCGCCGGGCTACGTCACCCTGCCCGAGCCGTGCAAACCGTTCTGGCGGGCCATCGTGACCAGCCGCCCGCGTGACACCTGGACAGACAGCGACCTGGTGCTGGCCGCCAATCTGGCGCGCACCCAGCACGCCATCGAATCGGCGCCCGTAGGCAGCGACGAACACGCCAAGCTGACGCGGCTGGCCATGGCGCTGGCGCGTGCCGTTGCCGTGC